TGCCAAGGAAGCCTTTGACCGCCTCTTTGAATTGAAGTGGACTCCACCAGGACGTGGGCTATGGGTCATGGGCACACCAATCGTTAACCAACACCGTAACTCTGCAGCGTTGCAGAACTGTGCCTTCGTATCAACTGGCTCTATGAACAAGGTAGACCCAGCAAAGCCATTTGCATTTCTCATGGAGGCATCCATGTTGGGTGTTGGAGTTGGCTTTGATGATAAGGGAGCAGATAAAGAATTTACCATCTATGCACCACAACAAGGAGAAACGTATGTCATTCCAGATACCAGAGAAGGTTGGGTCGAATCGACCGCAACCCTCATCAATTCCTACCTCAAGCCAGATACGAAAACTCCAATATTTGATTACCAAGAAATTCGTCCAGCAGGCGTCCCAATCAAGACGTTTGGTGGAACAGCAGCAGGACCCGACCCCCTAATCAAACTGCATGAGTATCTAACTCAGATGTTTGCGGGCCGTGCGGGTAAGTTACTTACTCGTCGTGATATCGCTGATATCGGCAACATGATTGGTGTCTGTGTCGTTTCTGGCAACGTCCGTCGTTCTGCTGAACTTCTTATTGGGCGTATTGAGGACGAAGATTTCCTTAACCTCAAGAACTACGAGAAGAACCCAGAGCGCATGACTCATGGGTGGATGTCAAACAACTCCGTTGCTGTCAATGTGGGTGATGACCTTGATGCAATCATTGAGGGTATTGCACGTAACGGTGAGCCTGGAGTTATCTGGATGGATATCTCAAAGCAATACGGTCGACTTGCTGACCCAATCAACAACAAGGATTGGCGTATTGCAGGCTACAACCCTTGTGCTGAACAATCACTTGAATCATACGAATGCTGTACGTTGGTTGAGACTTACTTAAACCGCCATAAAGATTTAGATGATTTTAAGCGCACACTCAAGTTTGCTTATCTCTATGCAAAGACAGTAACTCTTCTTCCAACACATTGGGAAGAGACAAACGCAATCATGCAACGTAACCGTCGCATCGGTACATCTGTCTCTGGTGTTGCAAACTTTGCAGATAATCGTGGTCTTCCTGTGCTTCGTACATGGATGGATGAGGGATACAAGACCATTAAAACCTATGACACTTCATACTCTGAATGGCTTGGTATCCGTGAATCTATCAAGATGACCACAGTCAAACCATCAGGCACAGTCTCTATCTTGGCTGGTGAATCTCCTGGAGTTCACTGGACAGTTGGTGGCGAGTACTTCAACCGTGCTATTCGTTTTGCAAACAACGACCCAATGTTGCCTCTCTTTAAGTTGGCTAATTACAGAGTCGAACCAGCAAGTGAATCACCAGATACAACTAGCGTTGTTTTCTTCCCTATCAAGTCAGAAGCAAAGCGAAGTGAGAAGGATGTCAGTATCTACGAGAAGATGGCACTTGCTGCTACTGCTCAACGCTACTGGTCAGACAACTCTGTCTCTGTAACTATTTCATTTGACCCAGCAACAGAGGCTTCGGCTATTGGTACGGCTTTGCATATGTATGACGGTCAACTTAAGACTGTTTCATTCTTGCCTTCTGGTAATGCTGTCTACCCACAGATGCCTTACACACAGATTACTAAAGATGAATATGAATCAGAAGGAACTATGAAGTTGTTCCCTATCGATTTGTCTGGTGTCTATGCTGGTATGGCTGCTGATGCTATTGGTGAGGCTTACTGCACCACTGATGCTTGCGAAGTGAAGTTAATTAAAGATAACCAGTAACTCTTCTGGTATTGCTTTGGCTTAAGCCTCACCTTTTGGTGGGGCTTTTGCTTTTACTCTAGTTCTTGTGAGTAGTCTGCTGGAGCATGGTCATCGCATGCAACAGAGCCATCAACAAAGATAAACCATTTAACTTCTTTTAAACAACCTTCTTTGTAACAGTTCATTCTGCTTCCTCTTCTGATATGGCTTCGCCATTCTCGTCATACTCTGGCACTACACAACCTTTTGATGTGGCTTTGTGTTTTTTGACTACTATCGCAAGCCAATTTGTATCAATCATTGCTCTGGCTTTGCTTGGTGTAACTAAGTGGGCCTGTTGGCTGTGAAGTGACTTGCCACAATCTGGGCAAAGATATAAGAACTGAACAGACTTAAGAGGGGGATTGAGAACTTGGTCTTCAAATGTGTTTATGTATTGAGAATTAATGCGCCAACCAAGATGAACCAACTTATCCCAGAACAATTTATCTATTTCTTCAGCAATGAGAGGTGACTCTTCAACTTTTTTACCATAGTCATTACCAAGTGTTTGACTATGATGCTGTTCTTGATGAGGTTTCTTATATTGCTCATGCTTTAAGTATTGCTTCTGGTATTGCTTTGCTAATTCTCGGTACTCTTTATATTGCTTTTCTTCCACTTGCGCCCCTTCTCTGGGAGATAGCCCCCCTATTGCTAGGGGGGCTTCCCATGTGCCTATGCTTTTGCTATGGCTTTGCTTTTGCTTTGTCTGGGAACTGAGCCATCAGGTTTTTTACTACTGGTGTCTTAGTTCCTTTCCATGCACTCCAGTCCTTGCCTCCGTTGCTCATGTGATAAGCAACTTGGGCATTAACCACAGGGTCAAGCAATTTGGCGTTGTAATCCAAATTGAACTTATCCCTACGCTCTTGACCCATTGAACCAATCATGTTGACTTGGAATAACCCGTAAGAGTTATCCCCAGTCTTGCGGTTTCCGTTATGGGAGAGAGGATTGCCTCGTGATTCTTTCATTGCAACTGCCCATGCTTCTCGTAAGGCTTTGCCTTCGAATCCCACGGCTGAGAGCAAATGCACCAAGTCTGTCTTGGTGAGTCTGTCTGCGTTGTGGAACTTATCAAGGGTCTTAGCACGCAATGCTTTCTCTGACAGTTGTGATTGGGCTTGTGGTATGGCTTTTAAGGCTTCGGCAGTATGGCTGCCAGCCACCTGTAAACCAACCACTAGGACTCCGATAGCCCAAATTACAACTGCTTTATTCTTATGTAGATGTTTCATCATCACTCCAAAAAGTCGCTGGCACTTTCTGATGCCTTTGACTGGTTGTGACGAAGGCGATGTAAGTATCGCTCTGTCGTCTTAATCGATTGATGTCCTAGACGTTCCTTAACCTCATGCACATCTACCCCACTTTTTAGAAGGTGGGTAGCGTTAGCGTGCCGAAGGTCATGGGTTCTTGGACTCCAACCGATTGCGGACTTGTCTATTGCTTTGTTCCAGATTGTTCTCCATACATCTCGTGGCAGGTGACTCGTTTGGTCGATGAATCGCTGTTGCTTCTGGTATGGCTTTGGCTTCTGGTATGGCTTTGCTTTCTGCCTGTGCTTTCGCACCGACCCTAAGCAAGCCTCACATCTGCATCTGCCATGCGTGTAGGCGTACAGCGTTCCATGCTGGAACTTTTTTCCGTCCTTCTCGAATGGTCGAGAAGGCTTTGTGCCACGAGAAGTCTTTATTTTAGTCTGTTCACCTACCAGTAACCTTGAGAACAGCAGGTCATCTTTTCGTAGGGCTTTTGCTGTGACATAGCCCTGAATCTCTAGTAGTAGGGCTTTGCTTATGGTGAGGCTTCTCTTATGACCCGACTTTGTAGCATCAATGACCATGAACCTACTGGTATGGCTTGCTCCCAAGTCACTTACTCGCCTCTGGACATATATCTCGCCACTCTTGAAATTGATATCTCTGACCCTCATCTCAGTCGCTTCACCGAATCTGCAACCCGATACCACTAGGAATTGAGCAAGTAACTTTGCGCCCTGCGTCTCTAAGTTACTGAGTATCTCTTTGAATTCTTCTGGTTCAAGCACATTCTGGATATCTGCGTGCTTCTGCTTCACCCTGATGCCTCTGGTGGGGTTCACAGGCAGTTCCCCAGTCTCCACGAGCCGAGATAGGGCTGACCCTAGTGATGCCTTTACCTGCGCCACAGTCGCGCTACCGACTCCCTGCGCCCGCAATCGGGCAAGTAACTCGGAAATCTGACGGGCTGAGATGGCAGTTACTTTCTCCGCCCCCAATTCTGGGATTACGAATCTTCTCAGAATCGATTCATAGCCCTTGAGCGTGATAGGCATGAGGTCGGCAGACTTGAACCAGCCCTCTAGATATTCGGATAGGGTAAATACGGCTCTGGAAGGCTCTCTAACGCCCGATACCCCTGCTTGCATGGCGTGATATTCCGCCTCTACCTTTGTGCCCCATGTGCCAGCAGAGAGGCGTTTATTGCCCTGCCTGTAATAGCCAGTCCACCTGCCGTTGCGCTCTACGACGTACACCTGCCACCCCCAATCTGTGCCATGTTACTGATGAGTAGGTTACTGACCAGTAACTTAGAAGTCAAAAAAAACCCCAGACCGAAATCTGGGGTGTCCACATAATGAGACTAGATACACCTAGTGAGATTTGATTCTGCTTATGTAGTTTGAAGTAACTCTTTACAACGGCCAAGAATTTGGACGTAGTTACTTTCTTTCAACTTTTATCCAGACGAAGCCGTCATTGTGTTTACTAACTTCGCCAAGAAATTCCAACCATTCATCATTTACTTCAACAGTTATTTTATTCATTATTGAATCTCCACTTCATTTGAATCACGATTTACTATCCAATCGTCGATTGTTGTCTGCTTCCATACTGGTCTGTTGCCAATCATCGCATCGTGGGTTGGAAGGGTGTCGCGTTCTCGATACTTGTATATCGTGCGAACCTTTACTCCGATTTGATTTGCGATGTCGGTACTTGTTAGCCAATCGGTCATAACGAATTCTTACTTTCAATTCTTTGCTCCCTACGTTTAAGGTTTCTTCTTTCATCTGTAGTAAGTCCACCCCATATCCCATAACCAATCTTGTTGGTGATTGCGAATGTGAGACAGTCATTCTTGGTAACTGGATTACATTGTTTGCATAACGACTTCGCTTCACGAATTAATGGAAGGTTGGTCGGGTCTGGAAAGAACGTCTCTGGGTCAACTGATTGACATGGTGCATCGTTTATTTCGGGTCGCTTCGTTGTTAACTCGAATCCGACAGATAGCGTTTTCTTTGGTCTAGTCATTCTCATCTTTATCTCCATATATCTCTGGGTTATTTTTAATGTGGTCTACGAACTTATCCATGACAGCAGATAAATCCTCTGGCGTTAAATCGCAATACTTCAACAGGATTTCAATCATGTGAAGCATTCCCCAGATAAGCATCTCTGGTTCTAGATTGCGTTCCTTGATTAAGTTGTCGAGGTATTCATTTGCTAGATGTTCCTTAACGTCCTGTGGCAAGCCGTCAGGTCGGTCGTGTTCGACTTTGAACCCACGAACTACCTTCATAAATTCGTTGGCAAAGTCGATTGATTTAATTAAATCATCTTGATGTTTATTCATTTAATTCCTCTTGCTCTCTTTTCATAGTCGGATATGAATTTGCGAATGATGAGTCGGTCGATACCTAACTCCTTTGAGATTTCATCTATCGACATGATGTTGTTCATGTAATTAAGAAGAATGTAGTTTTTTTCTTGAATACTTACTAATTCCACATTATCGAAAATAACTTGTTGAATCATTTTTTTCCTTTCTACTTATAGGGGGAAGTCGAATGCGAGCAGGTACGTCTCGTTCGGGTTTTAATGAAGTCATGGACGTCCTTCATAGGAGAGAAAGGCATGAATAACCAAGAACCTATGTTGACTCGCATTCGACAAGATTGATTTACAACTTAAGTCTGTGAACGCAGTTGAAGCAGAAGAAAAGAACTGGGTCACCCTGTTCATCGTTGACAGTTTTTCCTGATGATTTCAATCCTTGTTGACAGCATTCGTCACAGATATCTAACTGCTGTGCCGTTACTGGAATAAGTTCGACGTAGCCCATTTATTCTTCCTCTTCCTCTTCGTCATCTTCAAGATATCCGAAGTAATCAAGCGCACCTTCAAGAATGTTCCAACCCTCTTCGGTTGCTCTGTCCTTGAATGTTTCACGAATTGTATGAAGTGCTTCGATTGCTTCTTCATCGCTCATCTTTGGGCAGAGTACTTGAATATCTTCTGGACTCCACACAATACAAATTTGATTATCTTCAACTGCCATTTTATTTGCCCCCATTAATTACTCGGTCAATCATGTCGTTGCATGAG